CTGTGTGCCTTGTATTTCTACATAACGCACGATTTGTTCACGCACTGGCTTGACCATCATCATGCCGTTTTTGTGCATGGCACTGTCCATGATCCAACGCTCTAGGATAAAGTGCGGATCATTCATTTGGTTTACAACTTTGTGGACCATGTTAGTTGCTTGGCGTGCTGCTTCTTCGTCCTGCTCGCCATCGGCCACAAACTCAAAGTTGATTTCGCCGTTGGGCATAAGTCCCTTGGCAATAACTGCTGTGGCATAATCAACCACAGGTTTTACACTGGGATGTATGTAGTCAATACCGTTTACTGGTGCAGTGCTGTCTGTGACTGCTAGGCATAGGTAATGATAGTCCGACGCACGGTTCACGGCGTTTTTGGTGCCAAGATATCGTAGATAGGATGCCATTTTGACATCCATTTGGTTTTTCATACGAACAAATTTAGCATTAACGCTTTTGTTGGTATTAATATCTTGGACAGGTATGTGCTTTATATCTAACATGGTCTTTTCGGCCCTCTAATAGACTATTTAGCGTCTTTTTTGTCAGTGGGCTTGGGCGGTGCTGGCTTTTTGCCGAATATCTTGTCCCAGTTGCTGCGGTATTGGTCCCTGGGTATTTCAATAGGTCGTGGTGTTGATCCTTTTCCCATAAATGCTCCTTAATTAGTAATAACAAGTTCTAGGCCTCGTTGTTTATTTGTTCTGCTGCTGTTTTGCTTGCTAATGCTGTATCTGTTGTGCTTATACTGGTGTTCAGGAAACCATGTCAGCAACTCTGGAAATTCATAATAACTCAGGGCAAATTTTCCTTGTATTTGACCTAGACATTCTGCCAGTTCACGGTGTTTATCTCGGCCAAATGCCTGTGTATAGTAATGTTCTTTTTCATAATACGGCGGATCTACATAAAAAAATGTAGTAGCACTATCATACTTTTGTATTACTTCTAGGCAATCCAAGTTTTCTACCTGTGTTATTGATTGTAAACGACGGAGGATTTTTTCGTCATTTAACTTACGCAACAAAGGTGGCAGTCCATGTATGTTCTTTTTGTCAAAATAAACACTGCTGGTCAAACTCAATGTATTGCCAGTAAAACTTTGAACTTCCAAATACAAATACTTGGCAGCGGCTGTAATATCCAAAGGTATTGGCTTGCTACCAAATATTTCCTGTTGAAACTGCCGATATAATTCCGCGTTTTGCTGTGGCCAACTTTCTATTATTGTTCGTAGTTCTTGTGGTGCTGTTTTGAACCAATAGAATATATTGGCCAAATGCGGATTGTAGTCGTTGTATACTCTGGTCTTGGCCCTGAGTATGTTTTCACTTTTAACACTAACCCAGCCAGCACCGCCAAATACATCCACAAATGTATCATAAGCAACAGGAAATAAACGATCCAAATGGCGAATATGATGGGCTTTGCCACCGATATATGGAAACATATTAGTTAGGTAATATAATCTTGGGTGTAGACAACATCTCCGTCATTTCACATGCTTGGCAAAATCTGCCCTCTCGGTCTTCATCTTCCAGTTCAATAATGGTATGCGGTGTTTCTGCCACCATCAATGCCAGTTCAAATGCCTTGGCATGGTTTTCACAGAGTATTAGGCCTCCTGGACCTACACTACATAAAAATAATGGGTTATCAGTTGTTTGGGTCATATATTTGTTTTATAGCGGCTTTGTTGCTATAGTCTCTGGTTACATATCTATCTCGCTGGGCCCTCATACGCTCCTGAGGAGTTCTATTATCCCAGGGTTCAGCAATGCCCTGTAGGCAAGCCAATAGAGCATAGCGGCAACTGTCAATACAGTCATCAGGGTCACTAAATCTTCCTCGTTCATCTACGAAATAGTTTTGGGCTTCATTTAGGAAGTAGGTGCAGTTTTCATTAACCATTAAACTGCCCACTTCCAGCATCTGTCGCATTACATTTATGCCATAGGCTTTGTGGTTTGTTCTGCGACCTTGCGGATCAGGTGGATTCATAATGGCATCGGGCATTACATTCAATTCATACTGTTCAAACAATTCACGCACGCTGTTGCTGCTCATGGTATATCGGCCAGGAGTGCTGGCATCAGCCGGCAAGACAATTGGGCAGCCAAATACCTCAGGCCTGAGCAAATGATTTATGTATTGCATAGGAACTGCTTCTTCAACACCTTGGACAACGATTTGCTTGTGTAGGAATGCTGTTTTTTCGTATGGGTCCCAATACATTAGGCTAATTACAGTTTTATCATTGACCAAACCCAGGTCCAGGGCAATTGCTCTGTGTATATTGGGCATAACACTAAAGTTGTAGTCTCCAGGCTTGTATGTGGGCCAGTTGTTAAGTTGGAACACAGCGCCTTTACCCATAACTGGCTTGCCAGCAATACGGGCTTCGCGTTCATGCGGCAGGTAATCACGCTCTAACTGCCGGCGTGTTTCCATCAGCAAGAATGGCTGTCCCCATGGATCATGTTCGGGCACATCGTCCCAACTTACACGGATGTATTCATATCCTGGCTCTTTGTTCCAGAATTTGCTGACAAGTCCGTTAAGTCCTTTGAGCGGCGTGAACGAACAAAGAACTTTGCCCTGTGTCGTAGCCGTTCTAGTAACCACCTCACTGAAAAAGTCATCCGGTGGCTGTTCGTCAAATACCGCCAGGTTAAGTTTGAAACCCTGAAGTTGTCGCACTTCTTGCGTGTAATTGGCAAATAAGAGATAACTGTTAGTGCCAGATTTATGACGGATTTCAACACCGATACAATTAGCCCCGTCATTACGCATAGTATCAGTAACAATACAATCACGAGGTATTGCACCAGTTCCCAGATTTTCTGTAATTTTAACATCTTGTGTGCCTAACAATTCTTGTTGTAATACCAATGCTACCTGACTCCAGCCTTCGCCGGCTACCATGGCAGTAATTGGACCTTCAAACCTATAGCCTTCCCACCAGTCGGGATAAAGCCCAGTTAAGTGCATGGCAGTTTCATAACAGGTTGATGTTGTTTTGCCCACTCGGTTAGCGGCCAGGATGCCGCGGCGATCCGCTGCGCCAGTTTTAAAAAATTCTCGCTGGTGGTCAAATGGTCTAAAATACTTTAGACTGTTATATCGCATGTCATCGGCCACAGCAATGGCTAAATCCTGGAGCATTCTTTTTAATTCTCCAGGAATAGTTTTCAGGGCATCTATGCTTAAATTATGCTCATCAACCGCATAGCGTAGGGCACGATTCATCAGCAGTTCTGCTGTTTGCATAATTACTCCTCAACTGGTGTATCACGGCGAACTTGATTGAGATAATAAATTGCTTCACAGAGATGGGCGATTTCCTGTGCTGTGGCAGCCCAGGTGGCTGGATCTGCTAGATTGTCAGGCTTATTGGTTAAACAAGCCTGTAGTCTTTCAGCAGTTAGTCTCAAACAATGTTCTATCTGCCCAGGAAAGCGTGTCTTAAACGCTTCCCTGTGAGCAGCATTGACCTTTTGAAGAATAACAGTATCACGCACCATGCGTTGTTGCTGTGCTTGGTCTATGATGCCGTTGCGAACTTCAGGTGAGGTGGTCATCTGTCTAAATCCCAGACATTTTGTGTAATGTTTTCAGTTAGGCTGACAAACTCACGGTCAATCCAAGTGTCCCAGTAGTTACTCTTGTTGACTTTGAATGTTTGCATCAGGGCCCGCAGTTTACGGCCTTGTGGTGTCATTGTGCCATCTTCACGCACGATGGTCTGTTCACCACTACGCGGATCTACCCACTTGATAATTTCAGGGCGTTCGCGTCCATACTTGTCCAGTTTCATGCCATGTGGGCGTTGATCCACTGGACCTATAATTTCATAACTGATTTCGCCTGACTTATACTTGCGAAAAATTACGCTGACTTTTTTGTCTTGCATACGGCTTTCAAAATCTGTGTGTGGAATTTGATTGCTGACAAACAAGTTTTGAACTGTGGCACGATCCGGTAGTTTGGCATCACGCACGGGCGGGTCGCGTAGTTCTTCAACAGGAACTAATTCTGTTCTGTCAATATATGGGTTTTCATTGCCAGTAAACTTTGGATCAACTTCCTCACCATTGAGCACATCCATGGCCACTTGGTATTTGAGTTTGTTGGCACGACCTTTTAGGTTTAGAACAACACCAGTTTCATCAAACACAAAGCGTTCTAGTTCTCGGGCAGTGGGAAAGTCGGTCATAAGACCTTCTAAGTCATATTCAGCGTTGCTGGTGCTTTTTGGTTGTTGGGGTTTTTCTACGGGACCTGCGATTTGTTCTGCTACAGCATGAACATCTTCCGGTGTTACATCGTCCCAGACATTATTTTCGGCGGCAGTTTTGCCTGTGGGTTTTTTCATATGCTTTTCCTATGCTATGTAAAAATGGCAGGATTCTGTCCTGCCATGTATTTATAATTAAATTATCTTCTACGCACTGGTCTGCTGGGCAGTAGTGCGGGTTGAACTGCTGGTCTACGCACTGGCTGTGGTGCAGGTTGTGGAGCAGGACGAGGCTGTGCTACTGGCGCTGGAGCAGGCCTGCGAACTGGCTGTGGCGCAGGTTTTGGCTGCTGTGCTTGTCTTGCCTGTAGTTGCTGCTTGGTTGGTGGTCTAAATGGATTTACTTTAGCCTGTGGACCACGCGGAGCAGGTTGTGGCGCAGGTTGTGGCGCAGGTTGTGGAGGTTGATTACCAACCTGTGGAACATTGCCTGGCATATCAACCGGAAACATATTATCATAATCAACACCCGGGATAGGTTGGAACATATCAGGCGCGGGGCCGCCGATTGCTCTATCTATCATCTGTCTGTATTCTTCAGGCTGAATATAACTACCGGGATTAGGAGGGATGTATGGATTACCAAAGTCCATACCACTCTTGCCACCACCGAAACTTACATTACCGCCGGGACCACCAACACCGGGCCTAACCGGTTGTGCAAAAGTAGCCTCACGATCCAAATAATCTCGTATTGAACCAAGTGGATTATTAGTTGCATTTCGCGTATAATAATCATAACGCTGCGCCGGTGTTAATTTAGTATATTCTGCACTGTTGCCATACATCCCTGCGGCCATTTGATCAATTGTC